TGATAGTTTATAATTCTAAAAATATACCAAAAGTAAATGTTAAATTTAAAAATATGTTTCCTACCAGCTTATCTTCATTGGAGTATTCTCAAGAATTAACAGATGTAGAATATTTTAAAGCATCTGCAACCTTCAGGTATCTTTATTATGAGTTTGAAACTTCAACTTGATAAATACTCTTTAGTAACCCTGACAAGTTTTTGAAACAAGTGAGTCCACTTGATTTGACTGTGTGACAATATATTTTATAGTGTTAGGGTTACTTTTTATCTTGACATTTGCGTTTTAATCTGTTATAATAAGTATGTCCTGTTTTAAATAAGTGAATATATAAGAATATAATGACCCTAACTGAAATACAAGAAATAGTCAGAAAAGACTTAAAAATAAATGATCTAGAATTAGATATTGAATCCTTACGAATTCCCTCTTTACATTCAAAATATCTCCAGCTACTTACAGAGTATTCTTTATTGCTTAAAAAGACACAAGGAGAACTAATTGTTCTTAAAAGGGATAAATGGATATTTTATACAGGAGCTGCAACAAAAGAAATTTATAAAGAGAAGGGCTCTTTTGATGTTAAACTGCACACGAAAGATGACCAAAAAACTTTTATTGAAGCAGATAATGAATATCGTGAACTAAAGGGAAAAGTTGAATACTATGAAACTGTAGTGGATTATCTACAGGAAATCGTGAAATCGGTTAGTAATCGTTCTTTTCAAATAAAAAATGCAATTGAGTGGAGAAAATTCGAAGCAGGATTGTGATATTGTAATTCACAAGAAAAACGAAGTCTATTTACAAATAGATTGCGAAAGAAGTATTGCAAAAGAATTAAACGAACATTTTAGTTTCGATGTTCCTGACGCTAAATTTATGCCGAGTTTCAGGAATAGAATGTGGGATGGCAAGATTCGTTTGTTCGATATAAGAAATAATCAACTTTATGTTGGACTAACAGACTATATCCATAAATTTGCAACTTCAAAAAAATATACCGTTAGTGGTGGTAATAAAACTCAACTGGAAATCGATACAGAAACCGTAGAGTCGTTTATTAGTGGCTTGAAAAGTTCTGTTAAGATTAGAGACTATCAATTGGATGCAGTACAACATTCTATCCGTAATAGCCGTTGTATACTCGTTAGTCCTACCGCTAGTGGAAAAAGTTATATTATCTATACTTTGATACGTTATTATCAACAAATTTTAAACAATTCACAAATTCTTTTACTAGTACCAAGAACCTCATTAGTAGAACAGATGTATACTGATTTTCAAGATTACGGCTGGGATTCTGAAAAATACTGTCATCGCATTTATGGAGGAAAAGAAAAAACCTCACCAAAATTGGTACACATCTCCACATGGCAATCCATATACCAACAACCAAAGAAATATTTTGACAAATTCCAAGTGATATTTGGTGATGAAGTCCACACCTTTACAGCAAAATCCCTCAAAACAATCATGCATAAGACTACAGACTGTCAGTACAAGTTTGGCCTTACAGGCACACTTTCTGACTCTGAGAGTCACCATTTGGTTCTGGAAGGGCTATTTGGCTCTGCAAAACAAGTCACCACAACAAAGAAACTCATTGACAAAAAACAGATAGCAGATTTAAAAATTGTCGCAATTGTCTTGACTTATTCAAAAAAAGAGTGTATAATAAGAGACTATAATAAAGAAATAAAATTTATAACTGAACATCCACAAAGAAATAACTTAATTAGGAATTTATGCGTTGATCTAAAAGGAAATACCCTAGTTCTTTTTTCGTTAATCAAACATGGAAGGTTGTTACACGAATTAATACAGGAGAAAATAGATGTCAGTACTAGGAAGGCTTTTTTTGTATTCGGGGGAACAGACTCCGAAACAAGAGAAGAAATCAGAAAAATCGTTGAAACAGAACGAGATGCCATTGTTGTCGCCAGTTTTGGTGTATTTAGCACTGGCATCAATATTCGGAATCTTCATAATCTCATTTTCGCTAGTCCTTATAAAAGTCGTATCCGAAATCTACAGTCAATAGGCCGAGGATTACGGATGCACGAAAGTAAAAGGGCTGGTGCAAAATTATATGATATTGCCGATAACTTTAATAACAATAACCATACGTTGAAGCATTTTGTCAAACGTATTGGTATTTACAATCAAGAGGAATTTGATTATGAAATACACAAGGTTAATTTATCTTAAAAACTATTATGGAAAAGGAAAAAAAAGTACATTATGTTGATAACAAAGTATTTTTTGCTGAAATGGAAAAGTGGAAAACAGAGATTGAAGAATCTGATGAAGTCGATGACTTACCACCAATGGTCACAGAATATATGGGTGAATGTTTTTATAAAATTGCCACCCATTTATCGTACAGGCCCAATTTTATCAATTATACCTATCGTGAGGAAATGATAGGAGATGGTATAGAAAATTGTATTAGATATGCAAAGAATTTTAATCCAGAGAAATCTAGAAATCCATTTGCATATTTTACACAAATTATATATTATGCTTTCATTCGCAGAATAACAAAGGAAAAGAAGCAGTCAGCTATCAAACAGAAGATCATTGATAATACTGCACTTCCAACTTATGCTGTAATGGAAGGCGATGATACTAATTATGAAAATACCTACATAGAATTTTTGCGTGAAAATTTAGATGAACGTGAAATTCCAAAACCTAAACAACGAAAACGATCCAAAAAAGGAATCGAACATTTTATAGAGGAAAACGACTATGACCAGATTTGAAACATATGTAACAACTGTTGAAAATTTAATCAAAACTTATACTAAAAATTTACCTGTTGTAGATTTAGAAGAAATCGATAAAACCATAGAAGATTCACCAGTAGGTTGTGGAAAACTTTGGTTAGAAGATTTTGTTGATAGTGAAGCCACTAACAAGAACATTCATGAGTAAAATTGTAATACTGACCGATACACATTTTGGTGCAAGGTCAGATAGTTTGATTTTCAATGAATTCTTTTATGACTTCTACGAAAATCAATTCTTCCCATACGTTAAATCCCATCCAGAAATTACAACTTTTCTACACATGGGCGATTGTCTTGATCGTAGAAAGTATATTAATTATAAAATTGCAAAGGATTTTAGAGAACGATTCATCAGAGGATTGGATGAATTGAATATACCTTGTCATTTTATAGTGGGCAACCATGACATATACTATAAGAATACTCTTGATGTGAATTGTTATAACGAATTAACTCTACCAGAAAGGTCAAGTGTTTATTCAGAACCAACTATAGTCACTATAGGGAATTATGATATGGCATTTATTCCATGGCTTACTGAAGATAATCAATCCCAATTTTATTCCCTCATAAATGAGCCAGGTGTTCAAGTTGCATTTGGACATTTGGAAGTATCTGGTTTTGAAATGCACTCAGGGGTTATGTCACAAACAGGAATCAGTAAAACCATTTTCAATAAATTTGATATGGTGATGTCTGGACATTTTCATAAACGATCTACTGATGGTCACATATATTATCTTGGATGTCCCTATGAAATGACATGGGCAGACTGTAATGACCCTAAAGGGTTTCATGTGTTTGATACAGAAACTAGGACATTAGAATTTATACCTAATGAAAGACACATTTTTGAGAAAATTCATTACAATGATAAGACCACAAACTATAGTGAAGTGGATGTATCACAGTATGACCAGAAATTTGTTAAGGTGTTTGTAGAGAATAGAGATGACTATTATGCATTTGATAAATTCCTAGATAGATTATACAATGATATAACTGTATGGGATTTAAAGGTAGTAGAAGATTTCTCAGACCTAAGTGTAGACTTTGTATCAGATAGTGTGGTGGAAGATTCTCAGGATACCTTATCCTTATTAGACCTATATGTGTCAGAAATTGACACAAACCTAGACAAAAATCGTATCAAAGATAAATTAAAATCGTTATATATTGAAGCCGGTGATTTGGAATTATGATTTATTTTAAGACTGTACGGTGGAAAAATTTCCTAGCTACCGGCAACCTAGAATCCACAATCTTTTTAGATAGAGCTGTAACCACACTTGTTATTGGTGAGAACGGAGCAGGAAAGTCAACTGTTCTGGATGCATTGTGTTTTGGTTTATTTGGAAAGGCCTACAGACCGATTAAGAAAGCACAACTTGTCAATAGTATTAACCAGCGAGAATGTGAAGTAAAGATTAAATTCAAAATTGGTACTAATGAGTTTACTGTTGTTCGTGGTATCAAACCTAACATATTCCAAATATGGAGGAATGGTAAAGAATTAGATCAAGAGGCCCACTCCAGAGACTTCCAGAAAATCCTAGAAGATCAGATTTTGAAATTGAACTACAGGTCATTTACTCAGGTAGTGATACTGGGCTCATCGTGTTTTATTCCATTTATGCAACTCCCCACAAGTCATCGTAGAGAAGTCGTAGAAGATATACTAGACATCAAAATATTTTCAGTCATGAATATGCTTCTCAAGCAGAATTACAAAACGGTGCAAACGGAATTAACAGAATTATCAGTAGAAGATAGACTTTATCAAAACAATCGACAGCTTCAAGAGAAACATTTTCATACCATTGATGAACGATCTAGTGCCAGGATCAAAG